TTGGTAATTGTTTCACAATAATTCTCATTTTCTGTTACTAAATTATTTATATGTTCATCAGTTTCTTCTTTCAATCTATGATACGAATAATACATATTCAACATAATACTTTCAAGAGTATTAATAGATTCAGAAACACTATCAATTAAAACTTCAATTGATTCATCATTAAAATCTTCTATGTCAAATACACTGTCGAATTCTTCATCTTCAGGAGTATCCTCTTCTTCAGGATCAAAATCAATTACTTCATCTTCATCCATATTTCACCTCAATTTTATTATAACCTATTTTCACTAACATGTCAATTGAAAATTTCTAAAAATATTTTCTTAAGTATATTTCTTTCTGGTAGAAATTTTTGCACGAAAGAAAAATAATGCGACATGAGTGTTTGAACCTCATCCCAAACAGGATCGCGAGGAGAATCTGGAGAAGACATCTTATCCGAAATCTTAATCAAACTATCTATGCAAATAAATGTTTCAAGACGAATCGTTTTTCTAATATACATCTTGAAAATTAGAGGGTGAGTTATTCCCTTTGTCTTAAACAGTTCTGCATAACTTATTTCGTTTAGAAGACAATATTCTTTTATCTTACCTAATTCTGAGCGGAAAGAGTATGGGAAACTTTCCACATATCCCCTCCAAGCGAGATGTCTTGCTTTGTTATCTGCTGTTAAGATATCCTTAATCCAAAAATTGGTGTTTTCTAGATATTCGATTAACATCCTCTCAATAAATGATTCTCTAGATATTTTAGCAGCTATCTTTTCAAAATGATATTTGTCTTTTCTAGAATTAAATGATGATGGATTAGCTTTTGTTTTTCCATTAAATTTAAAAAAATCGTATGTGTTACTTGAAAAATGCAACTTAAATGCAAGATAAGTAACGTATGCATCGTATCCAGAAAATGTTTCGATCATATCCATGGATATCTAGATTGGTAACGATTTGCTATTATTATGGATTTTCTTGAATAATTTCAGCTTCTTTGCAGAGTCCTCTACTAGAGTTCTGAGTGATTGTGGAATCGTCTTTGCAACAGCTTCAATATCATAATTATTCTTCTGACAATAATAAACAACAGCTTCCAAATAATTCATTCTATTATTCAAAACTAGAGCTTTGATATCACGCAAAAGATCTTCAGGTTTAATGAGAATATCTTCTATGCTTGGTAATAGCTCGTTCTCGTCAGTCATCGAAATATTTATTAACATCATATAGAACTATTATATAATATATTTCACGAATAGTCAAATTCTGTGTTTAAGAGATAACAAATAAAAGAATTTGACTACCTTGACTTTCTAAGCTACAATAGGTATGTACCAGTTTTAAGTAATAGATATTACTGTTACGGACGAATTATATACGAGGACTTGGATTCTAGTCCTTGCATGAAATCTTGTAGCAATTCTCTGAAGATAACACGAGCCTGAACTTGCCCAAGATTTTCTCTCGCAGTAATCATAATTCTACGATCAAGTTCACTCATCGCTCCTTCTAGTGAAGTCGGAATGATTCTTTCATATGACGCTTTTGGCATTTTGATTATTTCCATATTTATTTCTCCAAATCTACATTAATTATTTTGTAATTGAAATTCTCTTGCACATAAATCTTGGCCCTCTCCAGAAAGTGTTTCATGGAGAAATTCTTCTTATTCCTAAATTGTAGATCGTCAACGATATCGAACAGAATTGCTGGTCCGACTTTATTCGCAGATAATCTAAGCACTCTTCCGATTGATTGTAGAACTCTTATTTTAGATTTCGAAGGATGTGTGAATATGATATTCTGAAGTGAAGGAATATTAATTCCTGTAGAGAATATCTGTGAAGAAGCTACGATAATTCCATCGTTAATATCATTAATTTGTTTTCTTACATCTTCTCGAATATCCACATCAGTTCCACCATAAACGAAATAAACTGGTCTATCAGTATATTTCTGAATAAGGTTATAGATAAGTTCTCCATGAGTTTCTACTCTAGAGAATAACACGAGAGTATTTCCTTTCGTACTTGCAGCTAATTTGGCAATGAACCGATTCCTCTTGTCATTACCAATAAGAAATTTCACTTCTTCTTCATATGTGATATCTTTGGAAGCTTTCCTGGAAGCATCAGAATAAGAAAGGACGAGAGCATTAATCTTAAAATCCGATAATTGAGATTTTTTGATTAACTCTGAAGTTGTTGTAAGAATTCTTGATTTGCCAAATATTCCTTCTAACTGTAATTGATGAATCTTCTCACCAGATAATGTTCCTGTGAAACCGTGTCTGTAAATAGCATTAACGCATTTTTCAAATAACTTTGAAACTTCTTTGGCAGAATATAAATGGCACTCATCGCCAAGGAGAACTTCGATGTCATCAAAATAAGAAGTCGGTTTATCATATAAACTTTGCCAAGTGCTTATGATAATTCTTTTGTCTTCTCTTTCCATACCAGAATAGATTCTAGTAATTTTAGTGGAGTGATCCCAGTCTGGGAAATATTCACCTATATCAGAATATAATTGTTCAACAAGACTAGTCGTTGGACAAATAAGAAGACACTTTCCTTCTGTATTTTCGTGATAGAAACGAATTAGAGAAGCGATTATGGCAGATTTGCCAGAACCCGTAACCGAGACAGTAATAGATCTGTTGTTACGGATTCCATGTTTTATAGAATCTATTTGATAATCACGCAATTCGATCTCGGAACCATCGGCAGAATGAATCTTATTCGATTTAATAAATGCATCTGCTATCTCTTCAGAGAATCCATCGTCGCTGAATTCCTGGTTGAAAATATATCCATTGTCTTCACAATAAGACTTAATGTGATACGCAAGACCCTTACCAACTGTTTTGTTTCGGATATTTAATAATCTTGCGTATCCATCCCATAGCCTCTTCTTGTAGATAGGCATGAATTTTGCGCCCGGAACTTCAAAAGAGAGGAGTTCGTATAGCTCCTGGATAATTCCTTGTTCTGCTTCAACAATTACATGGGTTTCATTAAAATTTTTCAGCGTCACATTCATTTACATATTTATAAATGATGCTGTGCGAGATCCTTAGCTTCTTTATTTCTCTTCCTGGTTACAATCATTTTGGCTATTGAATCTGGAGATAGTTTCTGTCTAAACCTGGGACTGTTTTCACCTGTCCTTCCAAACATAGGATTATTTTCACCAGACTGTGCTGCAGACATTTTGTCTCTGGCTTCTGGAGTGTGGTGCTGTCCAAACATAGGATGACTTATACCAGTCCTTCCATAATTAGGATGATTTTCTCCAAACTTTCCGAACATAGGATTATTTTCACCAGACATTTTGTCTCTGGTTTCTTGTGAACGTTTGTATCCAGAAGTCCCTTCTCCACCGTCGGTCAGATTTCTCAGGATTCCTGTTCCATTATCTTTTCGACCATAGAATGTGATGAGTCGCATTTCTTCAGAGAAGGCTTCTGTTTCTGTAAGTGTCTCTTTGACAATAACTATTCTAGAAGAATCTGTAGGTGGAGGAACTTGTCTTCCCGACTTCTTCCAGGCTCTGTTACCTGTACCTTTCCCGACATAATATGGGGAGCCATCTTCTCGCAAATATACATAGACATAAAATTCAGACATGTAAAATATTTTCCTAGTGTGTGATTAGAGGGAATGGTCATTCCCTCTCTAGTATTTATATTTACACAGTTTTATTAAGTGATTTCACCCGCATCAAAACGAATCATAGTTATTGCATTTTTAATAGAAAATTCTCGTTGTTCAATTCCTCTAAGGATTTTCTCTAAATAAAATATCTTCTCTTTTTGTGTTTGTATATTATAAATTAATTCGGATAATTCTGGATCAGCAGCAAGATACATGTCAAGATCTTGTCGGAGCACTTTTATATCAAAAGGTTTCTCAAGATAAACTTCATCAGATGATTTTCCGGCGTAGTATTCCCACTTCTCTTTCTTTAATTCGTCACATTTTCTATTCATCTTATGCAGAATTATTTTTTCTGTTTTATAGATATCTAAGAATTTTATTAAGATATTAGGAGTTCGTGTTGCTTCTTCACCTAATGCAAATCTATCTATTTTCAATTCCACTTGGGCTAAATCATGAATTTCTTTGTACGTCATAATATTTTAATGCTCCAAGATATTTGCCCATAATTTTTGCCAATTCTGACACATAATTCTTTCTGTCAACCGTGAAAATTAAAGGTTGGGAATCATGTGTACCCATAAGGATTACGATTTGACGGATTTTAATCCCAGTCATCTCTTCAAACATCAAGGAATATGCAGTTCCTTGTACAAAATAATTAGTAATCCATTCTTGTTTCTTTTCTTTTCTTGATGTTTTGAAGTCAATAATAGAAGGGATTCCATCGAATTCAGCAATACAATCAGTTCTGCCAGCCAGACCGAGTGTATCTGAATATAAAGTAGCTTCTTGTGTGTAGATATTGTCGATTCTATCAAGAGTTTCTTGAAGAGCGAGGAATATATATTTGGAGTGTGATGTGGCGGTCTGTAAATAATTCGGATCGTTATCTAGATATTTTTCAACTACATAATGTAGATTTTCACCAAGAGAACATGCGTAATCAGATATTACTTTGGCAGCTCCTTCTCCGATAGAGGCCTTCCATGATGCAATTGATTCTTTAGAACCTTGACCCAAGAGGGTGGTTATCGAAGGATAATACTTACCTTCAGGGGTAATGTAATATCTTCTCCCGTTGCCCTCTTGGGTTTGTAATACAGGTAGATCTATTTTATTATGTTTAAAAATCTTCACGTTTTATGTAAATATAACCTATTTATTATTAGATGACATCTCGTCTTCCACTTCCGCCTTTGCGATAATGAAAGATTTAACTATTCCTGAACGCACGATATCTTCAATTCCGAATTCAATAATATCGAATTCTTGCATCTTTTCTATAATCTTCATGAAAAATGGTAAACCCGAAACATCCCATTTATTGCGAATTAGATCATTCTGTGACCAATCACCGCAGAAAAATATTTTCGAATTTTTTCCGACTCTTGTTATAACTGTTTCTAATTCCTGAGATGAACAATTCTGGAATTCGTCTAGGATAATGTAAGAGTCATTAATAGTTGTTCCACGCAAGAAAGAAGTAGAACAAAATTCAACGATACCTTTCGTTTTCAATATTTCAAATGCATCTCCTCTACCAAATAATTCTGCAAAGATTCCACGATAAGGATCTTCATATACTGACATCTTTTCTTTCAAGGTCCCTGGCAGAAATCCAACATCTCTAGAAGAAACTGTTGATCTAACAATCATAATCTTTTTTGGATCATCTTTTGAAGATCGATCTCTTCTCATTAATTCAGATAGAGCCAAATATAATGATATAAAAGTTTTACCAGTACCAGCCGAACCACAAAGAACTAAATTATAATGCTCTTCAAACGCATTAAATGCATCTTGTTGTGCATCAGTCATTGGGGTAATTCTTTTTAATGAGAAAGAATTATCTATAGTTGGTTCTAGATTATTTTTGAATGTTTTTGGTTTTCTTGACATTAGTATCCTTTATTCATAATAAAGAATATCACAGATTTAAATTTCTCTTACAATAGACCTAGTTCGTTCGACATTACCCAGTGGGTGTGCTTCTTTAATTCTACCTAAAACATATTTTTGGAAATCCGCTGGTGCTTTGGTGACACCCAAACGTACAGGATCACCAAAATAAGCAGATGTAACTGTTTTTACTATTGTAATAGAAGAACATTCTGGGCAAGGTTGGGTAGAAGGAATATCACAGTCATCCATCTTAACGTTCTTTTCGAAAGAGTGTTGACAATCATCTCTAGTACAGTGGTAATCATACAATGGCATTATTAATTCCCTCAGTCATTATTTATAAAAAAGTTTGTCCCTGATGGGACAGTAGCATATTATTGAGCACCTTCAATTTCTTCCCACACAATCTCAGAACTCTTAAAGTTCTCGGTGTCTACTTCGACGCTAACGTCTAATTTCTGATAAAGCGATAAGAAAGATTTCTTGGTAATTTGGTCGAACCGTGAAATTCCATAACGAATAGCACGAACCCGATTACCACCAATAATAAGAAAGAATCGAAGAATATGAATCAATCTACGAGTGGTAATAATTTCTTCGACTCCTCCAGCGTCAAAAGTGTCCCGGATAGTCTTGGCCCATTCAACTAATTTTTCTACATATTCAATATTGTTATCCGTTTTAGAAGAATGTGTGTCTAGAATATTTGTAAGAATCTTAATTTCAATATCTTTAGAAGGATATTCGTGTTCAATATTAATTGCAAATCTGTCTAGCAGAGCTTCATTAAGAGTATTAGAACCAATATATCGACCATCATCGGAAGACTTTCCTTTTGTATTTGCAGTTGCAATAATATTGAAACCCTGTACCGGATGCACAAGCACATTGGTCTTTTTAATATAAATGGGATTACCTTCAAGAATTGGCTGTAGACACATAATCTTAGGAGAAGCCAAATTAATTTCGTCTAAAAGAAGAATCGCCCCACGATTCATGGCTTCTACGGCAGGTCCATCTTGCCAAATCGTTTCACCATTAATCAGACGGTATCCACCAATCAGATCATCTTCATCAGTAGATTCGGTGATATTGGCTCTGATTAATTCCCTCTTAGATTGAGCGCAAACTTCATAAACCATCTTTGTTTTACCGTTTCCAGATTCACCGGAAATATAGATCGGAAAGAAAGTCTTCGACGAAACTACTTTTTTAAGTAGCTTGAAATCACCGAAAGGAACAAATTCTGGATCCTTTTCTGGAATTAAATTAATGCTTTCGATATTTTCAGTTTTCTTCTCTAAGATAGGAGACTGTGGGATTCGGATTTTTTCTGCTGGTTTAAATTTAACCAGGTTAACTATTGATTCGGATAATTCTACATTTGACTCTATTTTATAGAGACCACGACGAATCTTATTCGAATCGTTTGTCATAAACTCCGTAAACGATTTTCGTAGAGAATATTTCTCAGCAACAGCAGATAATTCTGGTCTGGTGAAGACTTGCTTATCTGGAAACTCAATTTTTACAGCTTCAATAAAAGATTTCATAATATAGAAATTTCCCTTAACAAATTATTTAATTCTATCACTTAAAACTGGTACATACCTATTGTAGCGTGAGAAGTCAAGGATGTCAAGTCTTTTTTTAAAAGAATATCAACGATTAATAATAATTTCGTTCCAGACTAACGTGTCTCCAAAGACCAGAGATCTCCCAGAAACCTGGGAATAACCGAAGACCCGAGCGTACTCACCGACCTGAGCGGTCTCAAATACCTGAGCGTCCCCAAAGACCTCAGCGTCTCCGGAGACCACTGCGGTCCCAAAGACCTGGGCGTTGCCATAGACCTCTGCGTTACCAGAGACCGCACTGTTACCAGCGACCCAAGCTTTCCCAGAGACCCGAGCGTTCCCAGAGATCGTTGCGTTCGCAGTGACCCGAGCGTTCCCAGATACAATAGCATCACGACCAACGTAAGCAGAATCAGCGACACGGGCAGTAATCTCGACCCAGCCTCCTCCTAAGGAGTGTTTTCTCCATCGCTCAGTGGTGGCGCCAGGAAAAGCCGTTTTTAACTCATTGAATGTCATATAGAACCATTATAGCTGTTCCAGCCGGGAATAGCAAGGAAAACTCGAAACTATATCTCCCTTTGTTTTCAATGACTTGCGGTAAACTACTGAAAACAAGGGAGATATTCTTTCGCAAGATCACTAGAAGAACACAGGTATACCTATGGATCATCTGAATCCAGAGATCGCTTGTGTGCGTCCCTGGGA